TTACATACTTTCTAAAATTTTAGTTGTTTTTTTGTCCTCTTCATTAAATTTTTCTTCTAACAAATGAGAATACACGGATGTAGTTATTGCTATATTTTTATGACCTAATCTTTTAGAAATGTAATGTATAGATACACCTTTTGCTAGTAAATAAGAACAATGAGTGTGTCTTAATGCGTGCGATGTAATAATTGGTATATTATTGACTCTACAGGCTGATTTCAAAGCATTATTGATAGCCTGAAGGTTAATTATAGATCCGGCTTCTTTGAAAATGTAACCATCATAGCTAATTGCAAATGTACTTATGACGTCCATAATGTGTTTCATATCAGATTTAGCGATACTGATATATCTAGGGGAAGTATCGGTTTTTCGCTCGTCAATAAATATAGTGTTTTTCACTTGGTTGATATGCTCAATCTTTATATTTCTTGCACCACTGACACGACAACCCGTACAAATCATTATGAATAGCGCTAATGATGAACGAGTTCTCTTCTTTCTGACGTGATCTTTTAGTATTTCATATTCAGTTACCGAGATGAATTTTTCTTGTTCTGACTTCGTAGGTTTTCCGGCTTTATAATTAACTTTATAAGCGGGGTTTTTAAAAATAAGTCCATCATATAATGCGTCATCTAAAGCTGACCGAATAGCACCGTTTGTTTTTCTTATAGTTTCTTTTGCGTGTTCTTTTGAATGGTCGTTTATGAATTTCTGATAAACTTGTCTATTTATCTTTGATAACTCCATTTTACCTATTTTATGTTTTTGTATATGTTGTAATGCATTTCTATAATGACGGTAGGTATTTTCTTTAACAACAGGTTGTTTATACGTTTTAATCCAATTTTCGAAGTATTCTTCAAGAGTTATATAGTTATCTATATTAAAACCACTTCTTAACTCATTTAACTTGTCTAGTCCAGCAGAATTAGCTTCACGCTTTGTTCTAAAACCTTTCTTACGGTATCTTTTTCCTTCATGCTTAAACTCATATTGCCATTTTTTACCATCGTAACAACGTGTTTTCATGTGTTCCCTCCTCAAAATTGGCAAAAAATAATAAGGGTAGGCGAGCTACCCGAAATTTCGCATTATAGATAGGTTAGTGACAAAATACATTTTTCGTCTAGATTAACCGTGCCTCTTAGATTATTAATATTTTCGTTTAGATGTTTTTCAGAAACTTTAGCAACTTCATAATCGTTCATGTAAAGTGTTTGGTTTTTTATTGTATAATTAAGTAATTCATAATCTTTGTATACTTCTTTTACTTTATCTATATCAACATTTTCAAGAACAAGTTTTTTTATGTTATTATAATTAAAGTTTTCCATTGTTTTCCTCCTATAATAGCTTATCTGCAATCATCACAGCTAATAAATCGTTTTGTCTTATTGCTTCTAATTTTAAGTTGAATATTTGTGTGACATATTTATCTGAGTCTCTAGGTACTTTATTAATTGTTTTAGAAAAGTTGTTTAACCATTCGATTTTATCTTCATATTTCATTTTACTATTTGCAAAATTCTTTTTCTGACCGTGTCTTAAAAGTCTAGTTGTATACTTCCCGGCAAGTTGGTGTCTTTTTTCTTGGTTTTTATAAATTGGACTTTTATAAATAGCTTTATAAATTTCGTTTATAGTAGCAAAATATTGATTTCCTGTACTTTTATTTACTGACAAATGATTGCTAGACTCGAAATCGTTGACTACAATATAGTATTCATAGTCGGTTTTTATCGAGTAATTTTTCGAATTCATCAAAAATTCTATAGTAAATAATTGGTCTTCAGCAGTTTTAGAGAATGTTTTGAATTTTATCTTGTTTTTATCTATAACACTTTTTTTAAACATTTTTAGTACTGATAAAGCATAAAAAATACTATTATCAATAATATCAGCTTTCGCTACATTTCCTTTCTCAAATATAGCTTTAGGAACACTTCTTCCTTTACCTTCAACTCCATATTTTCCAATTATTAAATCGCTATTATTTTCTTTGCCGTAATTATATAAATCTTCTAGTGCTCTTTCGTGAAGTAAATCATCAGAATCTAAAAAGAATACATATTCAGCTTTGCTCATTTTTAAGCCTGTATTTCTAGGTACGCTAGCATTTCCACTATTCTTTTTTAATTGTTTAAAACGAACTAATCCTTTATATTTTTTTATAACATTCAAAGTCTCACCATTGTCATTTGAATGATCATCAATAATAATTAATTCGTAATCAGTACTCTTCATTGTTTGATTTAATACAGAACTAATGGTTCTATGTAATTTTTCGCCGTTATTGAATGTTGGCATTATAACACTTACTTTTTTCATTTTCATTTCTCCTTTGCTTACTTTATATATTAAAGCGCCACATAGGCGCTATTAATCAATACGTTTTCACACTAGTAGGCGTTTTTTTGTTTAGTAAAATCATAATGAATCTTCTTTGGTTAACTTATCGCCATCTAATTTTTGTGAAATAAATTCCAAGTATTTACGCGCATTATGTGACGATAAATCTTTAGGTAACTCATAAGTGAATGGTTGATTACCACTAGTTAAAACTTCATATACTATAGTTTCTTTTTTTATTTTGCAATTTTTTATTTTCATTATAAACTTCCTTTCAAACACTGCTGAAATAGACGTCTTTTTCAAATAAGCATGATTAATACTTCAATTCTTTAATCCACATATATTTAAAAGTGAGGTAGTAGGTAATAAATATAAGACTTAAAGTTAAGATTGCTTTTTTCATGTTTCATAATTAAAACCTCTGTAAATTTAAGGTTAGTATTATGAAATAATGGATTGGTTTATTCTTTAGTACTAACTTCGTAGTAAATTATATAGTTCGCTAAATTGTATTTATCTACTATATTTTTGGAATAAACAATTTCCTTTTCTTTCTTCAGTAAATTATAAAAATCTACATCATTTTCGTTAGCTGATTCTATTTTGGTGATATCAGATTGTCTAACGATTCTTTTAGATCTGTCAAGGTATATAAATTTCCCTGATTTAGAATTAGTCTTTTTATTCACACCGACGTAAATTGAAAGTAATATACTTTTTCCAAAAACAGCATCGCTGTGATTATGGTTTTCATCTTCTATAACTAAGAATACATGTTTTTTTGTAAAAATTTTTTTGATCATCGTTATTATTCCTTTATTAAATTTATTAAGTCTTCTTCATTTAAAAATTGAATTTTTGCACCATTTCCAACATATTCTCGAGCTTTTCGTTGTTTTGAAACTAGTCCGTTCACATCTTTATATTTATCATCTTGAACACCTTCGACTAAAATATCTGTTTTTGCAGTTACGTCACTTCTGATATAAGCTCCTTTCTTTCTAGTTAATATCATTAAATCTTGTTTTTCAGTGTCAAAATTACCTGTAAAAACAACATTTTTATCTTTTAAAATAGGGATTACACTTTCCACTTCTATTTTATTAATCTCAGATATTTTCATATGAATTTTTTGAAATCCTGAATCGAAAAGTTTAGTTGGAGAGTTAGAATATTTGCTAAATCTAATGTATTGCTTAGGCATATAATGTATTAATTTTAATACACTATAATGCTGATTGTTTTTAGCGAGTGATATCAACATCTTCGATAAAGCTAGCACGTCAAATTTAGCAGAATGTAATTTTTCTTTATCGATATCATATAAGCTACACAAATTTTCTAATTTAAAACTAGAGATTGCGTGGAAGCTTCTAAAGATATTTATACTATCGACATACATGAAGTTTGGAACAGGTAAGTCATAATAATTATTAGTATTTTTTAATACTGAAATATCAAAAAGTGCATTATGAGCAATAATTAAATGTGATTCTTTTAAAAGATAGAGAATTTCTTGGTAAATATCTGGATATTTAGGTGCTTTTAATATGACATCTTCAGGTATTTTATGTATTTTAGCGTTTTTCAAGTTATATCTATTATTAGGAGGATTAATATAAGATGAATAAACTTTTACTATTGATAAATCCTTAATTAAAGATACAGCAACTTCGCAAGGGCTGTTCATATGTTCATTCATAGTTTCAAAGTCTAAGACTGCAATATCATATTTTTTCATTTGCAAGTGCTCCTTTTATAAAATAACTTTTCCAATTAACCTCACACTTTCATTTCTATAAAAGTGTAGATCGTCGTAATCTTTATTTAGTGAAACTAGAGTCAATCTATCATCTTCAACAAAGACTTTCTTAACATACGCTTCTTCTTCAATGATGAATATACCAATTTGTCCATTCTTTATATTGTGAGTTTTCTCCACAAATATGATTTCGCCATCTTTAAACATAGGTTCCATAGAATCACCATTTACTTTTAACGCTAAATCGTGTGTGGGGATAGGTCCTTTAACCATTTCAGTAAATAGCGTTTCATCGTGTAAACGTTCTCCTACACCAGCAGAGACGCAACCATTGACGTTAACTGGAGTTTTCTCCTGTTTATATGAATTAATATCTACAACGTTATCTCCTTTAGAATTCTGTTCTTCCAATTGTTCATTTGCATAGTTAAGTACGTTTTCTTGGCGGGGAGGTGTGAGTTTGTTGTATATGGAAGTGATGTCGTTATCGTCTTTGTATGTAGTATCTATGTCGCTTTTACCAACCTCGAAAACATCAGCTATCCTTTGTATAACGCCGTGAGAGGGGTTGGAACGTAAATTTAAATAATCGCTTAAAGTAGATGGTTTTATGTTAATGAGTTCAGCAAGTTTCTTTTGAGACATATTTGAATCGTTGAGAAATTTTCTAATGTTTTTGGCTATAATAATATTTCTTTCTTTGTTCATATTACTTACCTCCTTTTTTTCTTATTATACGAAATTTTCATATCATAGTAAAGTTTTTTACGAAAAAAACGTATTTAATGTTGACAATACGAAAATTTCGTATTATATTAGGTTTACGAAAGGCGGTGACAACATGAAAACATTAAAAGAGTTGAGGACTGATTACGGATTGACTCAAAAAGAGTTAGGAGATTTATTTAAGGTCTCATCACGTACAATTCAAAATATGGAAAAAGACTCTACAAACATTAAAGATAGTTTACTTTCTAAGTATATGAGTGCTTTTAATGTTAAATATGATGATATTTTTTTAGGTAATGAATACGAAAATTTCGTATTTACGAACGATAAAAAGAAATCAATTATTTTAGCATTTAAAGAAAAACAAACATCTTAATAGGAGGAATAACAAATGAACATTCAAGAAGCAACGAAGCTAGCGATGGAGAAAGGAATAAGTATAAGGAGAGAGAATCAAGATGTGTATGGGATATTACCAACTAATTTGCAGCGTTATCAATGCCTAGTCGTATCTAGACACTATAAGAAAAAAAGACAAACCGCCGCCGGAAGGTGGCAGCCTAGCGCAGACGATTTAATAGCAGATGATTGGATTTTAGATTATTAATTTTTTCAAATCTCTAATTAAACCCATAAGTGTTTTGTAATCTTTTTTGGATTCTGATTCTGAGTAGGCGATACCTTCTCGAGAAAGAGCCATCTCAAGAAAACCGCCATCTTCAGCAGAAGCAATTACAAAATCTCTATGCTTTAATTCAAGAACTGCATCGATATAGTCTTCAAAATTAAAACCTAAAAAGAAAGCGTTAAATGAGGATTCATCACTACCGAAATAAGATGCAGAATGTTTAGACATACCTTCGTCAATTCTACCAAGGTAAATTGAATAAAGTTGTAAAAGGACAAATTTAGCTTCATCAGTCATAAGTCATTCACCTCCTTAATAGGAGTATAGCAGAAAGGAGCACAAACAATATGCAAGCATTACAAACAAAATCGAACATAGGCGAAATGTTCAACATACAAGAAAAAGAAAATGGAGAAATCGCAATCAGCGGTCGAGAACTTCATCAAGCATTAGAGGTTAAGACTCCATACAAAAAATGGTTTGAAAGAATGAGTGATTACGGATTTGAAGAAAATATCGATTATATAGTCACGGACATTTTTGTCCATAACCCACTAGGAGGTCGTCAGAATCAAACTGACCACGCACTCACACTAGACACTGCAAAAGAGATTGCAATGATTCAACGTAGTGAACCTGGCAAACGTGCAAGACAATACTTCATCCAAGTTGAAAAAGCATGGAATAGCCCAGAAATGATTATGCAACGTGCTTTAAAAATTGCTAACAACACAATCAATCAATTAGAAACAAAGATTGAACGTGATAAACCAAAAATTGTATTTGCAGATGCAGTAGCTACTACTAAGACATCAATTTTAGTTGGAGAGTTAGCAAAGATCATTAAACAAAACGGTATAAACATCGGGCAACGCAGATTGTTTGAGTGGTTACGTCAAAACGGATTCCTTATTAAACGCAAGGGTGTGGATTATAACATGCCTACACAGTATTCAATGGAACGTGAGTTATTCGAAATTAAAGAAACATCAATCACACATTCGGACGGTCACACATCAATTAGTAAGACGCCAAAAGTAACAGGCAAAGGACAACAATACTTTGTTAATAAGTTTTTAGGAGAAAAACAAACATCTTAATAGGAGGAACGAACAATGCAAGCTCAAAACAAAAAAGTCATCTATTACTACTATGACGAAGAAGGTAATAGGCGACCATTAGATATTCAAATTAATGACGGATATGAACTGATGGTCCGATCTCATTTCATCAACAACACCATTGAAGAAATACCATACGTAAATAATAACTTATATGCCTTGGTTGATGGTTATGAATTTAAGTTAGATTGAATTTTTGAGAAAGATATTGAAAAGCTAATTTCCCCATAAGATTAAGAGACATACTGGATGTTTTGTTAACGACTCTTTTAACTTCGTTCCAAGTTTTATTGTCTCTAATATTATCGAGAAATTCATGGCCAGACCAAGTGATGTCATCAATAATCCAAGAAACGACCCTGCCTTCGATGAATTTCAGATCGCAACAAATAAATTTAGCTTCTTCTAATTTTAAAAGTGAGTACATTACTGTTTCAAAATCATATTTATCAAAAATAATATTATCGTTGAAATTATGTCGAGTAAGTGGTTCACCTATTTTCTTATTAGATTCTATTTCTAAGAGCAAGAGTCTAACGCAATCGTGATTAAGTTTCATCCTATCACCTCCATAACAGGAGTATAGCAGAAAGGATCATAAACATCTTAAAAGGAGGAATAACAAATGAACATTCAAGAAGCAACTAAGATAGCTACAAAAAATCTTGTCTCTATGACACGGAAAGATTGGAAAGAAAGTCATCGAACTAAGATATTACCAACAAATGATAGTTTTTTACAATGCATCATTTCAAATAGCGATGGGACAAACCTTATCAGATATTGGCAACCTTCAGCCGATGACCTCATGGCAAATGATTGGGAAGTTATAAACCCAACTAGAGACCAGGAATTATTGAAGCAATTTTAGAAATGCTATCAATGATACTTTTTAAATTGTTTTTAAACTCATTTTCAAAGTAAACAACAGTCTTGTCTGAAATTGTTACATGATAAATAGTGTTACTAGCATACACGCCGTTTAGGAACCCAGAGTTTTTAAGTTTATTTAAATCGTATTTTACATCTTCGAAATGTAGTTTTTGAAAATACTTTGTATGTATATCTTTAGCACTTCCAAAATTATTGCAGGTTAATTTAACCGAACCTAACTTTACACATTCTAAATAATCTTTGTAGAGTACGGACAAGATATATTGTTGGTCTTTAGTAAGTGTATCAAATTCATCAGATATCAAGGGCATGTTATCACCTCCTTAGGTTGATAACAACATTATACACGAAAGGAGCATAAACATATGAACACAAGATCAGAAGGATTGCGTATAGGCGTCCCACAAGTTTCTAGCAAAGCTGATGCTTCTTCATCCTATTTAACGGAAAAGGAACGTAACTTAGGAGCGGAAATATTAGAGCTTATTAAAAAAAGTGATTACAGCTACTTAGAAATAAACAAAGTTTTCTATGCATTAGATAGAGAACTTCAATACAGGGCGAATAATAACAAACTTTAACATTATACACGGAAGGAAAGATAGAAATGCCAAAAATCATAGTACCACCAACACCAGAAAACACATATAGAGGCGAAGAAAAATTTGTGAAAAAGTTATACGCAACACCTACACAAATCCATCAATTGTTTGGAGTATGTAGAAGTACAGTATACAACTGGTTGAAATATTACCGTGAAGATAATTTAGGTGTAGAAAATTTATACATTGATTATTCAGCAACGGGAACATTGATTAATATTTCTAAATTAGAAGAGTATTTGATCAGAAAGCATAAAAAATGGTATTAGGAGGATTATCAAATGAGCGACACATATAAAAGCTACCTATTAGCAGTACTGTGCTTCACAGTCTTAGCGATTGTGCTTATGCCGTTTCTATACTTCACTACAGCATGGTCAATTGCGGGATTCGCAAGTATCGCAACATTCATATTTTATAAGGAATACTTTTATGAAGAATAAAGAAACTGCTACTTGTTGGAGCAAGTAACAGTGCAAGATGAGCAATTGTTTTAAATAATTATATAAGGAGTTATTAATATGACCTTACAACAAAAAATACTATCACATTTTGCAACATATGACAATTTCAATTCTGATGATGTTGTTGAAACTTTTGGGATATCTAAAACACATGCAAAATCCACTCTTTCAAAACTTAAGAAAAAAGGAAAGATTGAAATGGAAAGTTGGGGTATCTGGCGTGTTATTGAATCGCAATTGCATTTAAGTGTAGTCGAACGTAAAAAAGAAATTTTAGAAGAACAATTTGAATTGTTAGCAAGATTAAATGAACAAAGTGATGACCCTAGAGAAATAGAAGAACGTATCAAGTTAATGATTCGTCTAGCTAACCAATTTTAAGGAGGAGTTAATCAATGGCAATATTAGAAGATATTTTTGAAGAATTAAAACTATTAAATAAGAATTTACGTGTGTTAAACACTGAACTATCAACTGTAGATTCATCAATTGTACAAGAGAAAGTTAAAGAAGCACCAATGCCAAAAGAAGAAACAGCTCAACTGGAATCAATTGAAGAAGTTAAGGAAACTTCTGCTGATTTGACTAAAGATTATGTTTTATCAGTAGGAAAAGAGTTCCTTAAAAAAGCAGACACTTCTGATAAGAAAGAATTTAGAAATAAACTTAACGAACTTGGCGCGGATAAGCTATCTACTATCAAAGAAGAGTATTATGAAAAAATTGTTGATTTTATGAAGGCGAGAATCAATGCATGAAGCTAGATCACTCAAATAGAGCTCATGCAAAGCTTAGTGCAAGTGGAGCAAAACAATGGCTAAACTGTCCACCGAGTATTAAGGCAAGTGAAGGTATTGCAGATAAAAGTTCAGTTTTTGCTGAAGAAGGTACATTCGCTCATGAGTTAAGTGAGTTATATTTCAGTCTTAAATATGAAGGCCTAACACAGTTTGAGTTTAATAAAGCTTTTCAAAATTATAAGCGAAATCAATATTACAGTGAAGAGTTGCGCGAATATGTTGAAGAGTACGTAGCTAATGTAGAAGAAAAATATAACGAAGCTTTGAGTAGAGATGACGATGTAATAGCTTTATTTGAAACAAAATTGGATTTAGGTAAATACGTCCCTGAATCTTTTGGTACTGGTGATGTCATTATATTTTCAGGTGGTGTACTTGAAATTATTGACCTTAAATACGGTAAAGGCATTGAAGTTTCAGCT